CACTTGGCCCGGCGATGAGCCATGTTCACTTCTGTCCTTGCTATCCTCTCAGCCCTGGACTTTGCAACGCCGAACCGCTGGCGAATATCCCGAGAGATTGTGCGAGGGCTCTGCCCGGATGCCATGCCTTCACCGAGAACCCTGGCTAAGTCTGCCCGGGTGTCGCCGGCAAACCCCACCATTGTTTCAAATGATCGTGCCTGAATGAACTGAAGGCGACTGCGGTACGCCGGAGAACTGAGCACCTGGACAATAGAACGGTTGTAATCGTCTGATATGCCGCCCAGGTTAATCACAGCCTCACCGGTGCCGAGCTGGTAAGCGTCCTCAATGGCCTGGTTCAAGAAATAGTCAGGGCTGCGATTCTCAAGGATGAACTGCTCAATAATCGACTCGATGAATTCTGATGTCTGAGCGATCAGGTTGGCGTCGAGCTCATAGATGTACCGAATCTCACGGTTAACCACGGCGCCGGTCTCTGCATCGACTATTCGGAACGGGATGGAATTGAATCTGGCAAGAACGAGCCGCTGCGCCTGAAGCAGTCGCTGCTTGATTACCTTGTCAGTGCGCCGAAGGATCCGCCCGGTATTGCTCGGATTTTTCTTATTGCGGGGTAGGATGGGGTTAGGCATTGGCTGAAGCCTCGCTGATTCGCTTCGATGCCACATCGAAATATTGGTCGTCTAGTTCGATGCCGATAAAATCACGCCCTAGATGCTTACAAGCTGCACCGGTTGTCCCGCTACCCATGAATGGGTCTAATACTACATCTCCCTCATTGCTCCATGAAATTATATGATCGATGGCCAATTTCTCTGGAAATATTGCGGGGTGTTTAAATGCGTCAAGGTAACTGCTGCTCTTTCCGTAGCCTGTAGAATACCCCCATACGTTTGATCGAGCGCCAAACTCAGCTACCTGCTTGCCATCTGCCCAACTTCTGCCTGTGGTCCCGTCAGGGCGCCTAACGGTGCCCTTCATTACTCGCCCTGCACACTTGTTTTTCCTGTCGCGTATCAAATTAAATGTAGCCGGTTTCCCCTTCACAAGCACAAACATATATTCAAAAGCACCCGGGTATTTCTGGTGGCCGTGGCGCGGAAACGCCGAGTCTGATTTGTGATATATCATAGTATCAGACAAGTTAAAGCCGCACCCCATAGCCCACAAAGCCTGCTTAAAGCTGGTCCCTGTCTCGCTGCCTTTAACGGTAGCGTCGCCAGCAATCCAAACAACAACGCCGCCACCCTTTGTAACTCGGTATAAATCAGATAAAACATTTTTCCAAACTTGCTCCCCCCATGATTCATTGTTCCCGTTGTAAGACCTCAAGTTGTCATAAGGGGGACTGGTGAGCACCATATCAACCGACCCATCAGGGATCTCTTTCATCAGATCCAGGCAGTCACCGTGCATTAAAGTGATCATTCTTCTTCATCCAGATCATCTAGCTCATCCAGATTATCACCCGGCCCGTCGTCAATGCCTTCCTCTGCCTCTTCGCCTGCGGCTTCCCGGATATCGTCAGAGCTGAACGGGATAACCCCTGCGCCAAGGCCTGCTTGGTTGATCTCTGCCATTGTCTTGGCGTTACCCAGACGGTCGGACTGCGTTGGCTCCAGCAGGCTTTCCCAATCGACAACGAAGTCCTTTCTCTCAATCGCCCCGATCTCCATCAGGCGGTGAACCGTCAGCTCAATTTGTGGGATCAGGAAGTTTTCACGCCGGGACATGTTTGTTTGCGCCCATTCAACGGTATCCTCTCCAGACGCAAGGCGACCAGTCTGCATGCCAACAAGAATGGTCGATGGAATGGAGATCGACGCGGCAAAATCCTGCAGCGCAACCTGGAACGGCTTTTCTGGGTCGCCCATGCTGATAGACGTCGGAGTAGAGGTCATGGCCTGGGTCAGCAATTGCTTGTCGTATCCCTTGCTGAACGCTTCGATTTGATCTTCAAGCGCATCAGGAAGGCCGGTTAAATCAGTGCCAAGCGCCTGCGCCAACTGCTGAAGATTGGCCTTTTCGCTGATATCAATGTGCAGGCTTCCGCGTGAGTTCTTCCAGAAACCCTCGCCGCCGGCACCGATGATCTTCTCCAGCGTGATCAGATCGTTAAATCCAGCCTCAAGCGCAGGAACCCCAAAGATACTCCCGTCATCGGCACCCTCGCTCCAAATAATCACCCTGGACGGATGGACATCGACGTTACGCACGCTGCTGGGGTCTCGATCTCCGGCGCCGGTCTCCTGGAACTGGTACATGGCCGGTTCGGAGTAGGTATCGCTTGTCTGGTCCTGGTTCCAGTTCTTAACGAAAAGCTGGCCCTCAAACACAGGGATGAACTTTGAGAACTGCTGCTGGGTGATGCGCCCCATGGGGTCAGCAAGACGCTTGCCATCCTTGACGATCATAATCAGCCCAGCATAACGCCCTACCCGGTTGCGATAATCAACCCCGCGCAGCCGATTCCACATATAGATATTTTTAGCGAACAATTCGAAGCTCTTTTCCCACTCGGTCTGTTCATGAGGATCGCCAGCTTCGAGGATGGCCGGCATGCTTTGCCAGCTCTTCTCGACGGGACGCATGACCCCGGCACGGGCGATGCCGAACCGGCGGAACATTGACCAGTGGTCTTCAAATTCCAGCGTATTTTTATATCCGTAATCGGCCCATGCCTGCTGGTGCTTCTGGTCCAGCGTGCCGAAGCTCGACGCGAACCGACTGATCAGCGCATTGGTGAGAATCTGCATCACGACTTGCTTATTGTTCATAGCCTACGCTGACTCCAGTATTCGTTTATGGATATTTTACACAGCTTCAAGCGAAGGAAACAGCGCATTGATCACAGCCTTAGTGTGCTGGCGACACAAGACAATAGGGCCATGAGCAGGGGTTGCCATGACTTCCGCCACCTCCGTCACTACCTGCGCCTCAGTCTTCAGAGGATTGCCCTCAGCATCGACCTCATGACCTGCCTGGTAGGCACAAGGTGTTTCCAGGCACTGGCCACGGTAGACGAAGTGATCCAGCCCTAATGGACGGGGATTGCTCCAACGATCAACAAGCATTGGAGGTTTAGCGTCCTTGTGGATTATCGAGTAATTTGCGTCTGACATGTTAGTTACTCTCTAAGATTCGTTTACAAGATACGTCGTCTAGGTCGTAGTCAGCACCGCCTTGGAAACCAAGGTCAGCTCCGGCCCCAGAAAGACGCACAGCAGTATTGACGCCAATAGTAACTCCAGCAGGATGGAAAGTACCGCCCATTACTAAGTTCATTGCGCCTGTCGTACTGATCATAGTGTGACTGACACGGTACGAGGTGGCTGCGGCCAGGATACCAGATTGCTTCAGTTCGGTACCGCCCCCACCTACCTTAGTTGCTGTCCCTCCCGCAATGGTCCAGCCCGTTCCCTTAGTCCAATCCGTATCAGCATCAAACCCACCATTGACAACCAGCTCAGACCCCAACCAATCCGCTCCAACTAGGGTGAACTGCTCCCAGTCTCCTGCTACTACGTTGGAGAACGTCAGAACCTCAGCCCCTGCGCGAACACTTGCCTCACTGACGGTACTTCCACTATCCAGACGCCATAGGGTATTAATCCCATCGGTGGACGCAATAATGCCGATGTCCGCTAAGACGCTATCCCAGTGCGCAACCCCCGCATTACTTACAAGTCGGTTTAGTGCGACATTGCCTGCTGCCGTATAAGTCCCACCTTGAGCAACGCCGTCAATCTCAAGAGTCCAATCGGTGCCGGATCTGGAAAGCACGCCTGAAAGAAGCTTGTTGCTTGGCACAGCGCCGAAGTCGTGAACAATCCCACCAGCTAACCTAGCTTTTACGCTAGCGCCTTCACAGTACACTTGACTCAATACGCCGACAGAGTGACCAATGATGGTGCGAATACCTGCATCGCCGGAGTTGATGAACAGGAATGGAATAGAACAATCGCCCGTCAGCGTGACTTCGGAAAAGATTCCCTCTGTAGTCGTACCATCAGCAGTGAAGAACAACCGACGAACAGGCAGAATCGCCGGCGCATTAATCCCAAACCCAAACGGCGTGCCGTTGACAAAATCGACCATGCTATTCGCCCACTACAACGTCAGCGGAGAATTGACCACCGCCAGTCCTGGCCCACATGCTGCCGGTGTGCCCGTTGCGCACCACGCCTTGCCCTGGCTTGACCAGATACCCATCGGTGCCGACAGCCGGCAGAGTTGCTGCAAAAACAACAGTGACGGTAGCGTCGCTGTTGTTCTGCATATCAATGGCCAGCTCAGACCCTGGGGCCCCGGTATCAAGCTGAGTAAATGCGGTGCTCACGATTTCTACGATTTTGCTCGCCATGCTATAGCCCTGCCCTGTTTCTCTGTTTGCTGGATAGTAACATATTTACGACCGATTGCCCCGGGCGCGTGATTGCTATCTCTACGGCGTCGCAAGTATTGTCCACTTGGTCATCCCAGTCGTGAGAATCATCTTCAGTGAACTGTGAATGCTCACTGACAAAATCCATCACCCAAGGCTCACCCATAGGCAGCAGGACTTTGCCAAGCTTGATTTGAGGGGCGGCATCCCGAGCCCTCACCGTCTTGTTCTGCCCGGCGCCGCGCTGTACTGCGGTGATCGGTAACTGGATCTGGCGGCCTGCTTCTTGAATAAGCCCGGTACCGCTGGCCTTGTCCTCTATGTGGATGCTGCGGAGTATTCCGTGGTTGCCGGTCGTGTTCAGATCCCAATGCTTGGCCACGAAGTTGATAAACATGGCTCGAAGCTCTGGTGCCTCCCACTTGCCGCGTAGCACATCGAGAAGATAGAGCTTGCCCTGCCACACCCCCCAGCACATGAGCACGCTGAAGTCATTGCGCTCGCCGGTCTTCATCGCGGTATCACCGGTGATGAACCGGTATTCAAAGGTGATCGGACGGGCTTCATCGCACCCATCTTGATCTCCGTAGAACTTCCACCAGTCACTATGGAATATCTGCCCACCTAGCGCGATAGGCGTTTGCATGTACTGAGCCTGAAACGTGTATTCGTTCCGCTCCCATAGGTCCATAAGCTGGCCGATATCTTCCATTTCGGGCCAGTAGGACCAGTATCCATTGATCTGCTCCGAGTCCCTGACTGACTCCCAGCACTTATCGCGGATCCACTCCGGCAGGGCCTGGATATAGCCGTCATCGATTAGGGCGGGAATCTTGATCAGGTCGAATTTGATGCCCATGCCTCCACTAAGGCAGAAGCCGGACGTGTCTAGTTGGTGGGTGCGCTGCTGGATGACTCCAATGGGAGTCGGATTATTCTTTGATTTGTCGCCACGCCGCGACCGGATGGTATCGACCTGGATCCGGTGCTGGCGTTCGCGCTTGACCGAGCTGAACATGTCCTCCGGCTTATCTGGATCGTCCTGCATAACCGCGCCGCTAAAGCCTGGGCCAGGATATCCGCCCCGGCCGCCGGTAATCTGCCCGCCCATGGTTCGGCTGACCACCTCGAACACGGTGCGACCCTTGGCGTCTGCTATCTGCCATTCTTCGGCCTGGTCCGCCTTGAAGTTGCTCGGCCATAGGT